ATCATCCATGTTTGGGTCAATCCATCCATCTTCTATACCTGTTATTAAATATCCTTTATCATAGTCATTCATTTTCTCCAAGCGTTCTTCCCATTTCTTCAATTCGCCTGTCCCTCACTTTCTGCCTTATACTTGTCAATAATGCTTAAAACCAACACTTTATACATCTTTCCCAAATCATTTGCTTTTTCTTCGTCTGTTCTCTCATCTTTGTAATTTGCACTTTTGTCATACACTATTTGCATATTTTCTATCTCGGTTTTTATCTTGTCTATAACAGACTTCCCACAATCATAAGCACTCTGTATGTCTGCTAAATACTGTTCTTGGCTGAAATTAGACTCTTCTATCTTGGTTGTTGGCTCTTGCTCTAGGGCTTTGATTGCCATGTTTAAAGCATCTAAATAATCGGGATGATACACACTTGCATTATGCAATATATTCAAAGCTTCTTCTCTTGTCATTCCTCACCTCTCTATTATCTGCATCTATTCGTCTGTTTTTATTTTGAGTTGCCATATCTACCCACCGACAATTATTTGGTTCATAATTTCCATAAGGATTGATACGGTCTAAAGTACATTTCCATTTAACAGCCGTTTCATCATAACCATTTTTTATTGCCCAATCTTTAAAAATAGAATAATCATGCCATTCTTTACATACCGAAACACCTTTTGCCCCATACCATTTAAATGCGTCACTATTTTTGTTTTCGCAACGGGATTTCATGCTTACCCAAATTTTATAAAGTCTTGACTGCTTTTTATTTTTACCATGTTTCCCATCTCCATGTTTATAATGACTATTAGCTACTTGTTCTTTTTGATAACATCCACAAGAAGTTGTATGTCCAGAAATAAGAGAACAACTTAATACATCAACTTCATTTCCACAATCACAAATACAATGCCATACTACATTACGGCTTTTTTGTGATTCTTTTTTCTCTCCCCTTTTTAATACAACAAGGCGACCAAATCGTTGTCCAATTAAATTTCTAATCATTTTTTCTCCTATCTTATTGGTGTTACTGAGGGCAAATCAAGAAAATGCTCATAAAAAGCAACATGATTATCAGTAGGTTCTTTAAGATACCTATATGCCAACATATCAACTGAATGCCTATCGACACAATCTGAACTTGTCGGGTTTTCCGACTTGTTCGGTTTTTCCGAACCACTTGGTTCTTCTCTAAGCGCCCATGAGTCAATACCTTTCTTTATATCTTCAAAATGCTTACAACATTTAATTGCATAAGCCAGTGTATTTTGATCATCAGATGTTAAATAGCACACTCCACCTTCTGTAACCGCTTCTTTATACCAGCTCAATAATTTCTCTATGTGCTTTTCTCCGTTTGTCATCTTCCTACCCCTCACTCATAAATATTATTAACTGTTGGCAACTTACCGTCTTTGTAATTTGATCTCAAGCAGGTAAACACCGTATCAGCATCTATCCATAAATCAGTATTACAATTGCACTCTGTGGCTATCATTTCACACAATTCAAAAGACTTAGCCAAAATTTCTTTTTCTTCCTCTGTTAATGATACTGTTACTTCACTGTTTACGTTCATCTCTCTACCTCTCTATCTGCTTCTATGATTGTTGGTGCATCATTTATTTCGTCTATAAAAACCGCATCCATTGGACACCCGAACGCATTCCCCTTTACTTTAGGCACGAACACACCATGGGATATATTAAGTGCATCTGCATCAATCAACCTTCCATGTCCTTTAGGAAGTGGTGTGCCGTTTTTAATCCCTTGCACTACGTTCTCAACATCTGATGGTAACATCCATCCATTACAAGTTGCTTTATAGGAATCTTCTGATATCTTAACTACTAACTCTATATCTGCCATATTTATTCTTCACTTTCTGCCGTATCTGCGTTTATGATTGTATCTGCATACCTTACACAGTCCACACAATCGTCCATATTGTTAATGTGTGCAAATGTTTCATATCCTTCTTCGTAATTTCCTGCACGGATACCATTTTCCATTTCAATTTCAAGAGCATCTAAATCACCTAATCTTCCATGCCCTTTAGGAAGTGGTGTGTTATTCTTGATTGCATGAGTAATTACTTCGTTATCTTCATCATATATGAATCCATTTTTGATAATATCCTTATAAGTATCTTCGGGTATCTTAATTACTATTTCTACATTACCCATCATTTCACCTCTTCAAACCCCTTAATATTGTTAATAGAAAATACTGCAACTGGGTTATCTCCCGCACTAATAAAAACCACAATATTATCATGAATCTTAAAGTTGGTCGCCTTAACCACAATGCAATTTTCATCTGATACATAAACTCTATATGTCTTCATCTCTCCACCTCTCTGCACTCATCCCATGTGTGCTGAAGCCTCGTTAACTGCCCCTGCATATTCTCCACTAGCGATTGCATGAAGTCGTTGTTTATCGGCTCAAAATCATCTTCATGCAATTTTAGGTAATCCGATAACATTTCAAGATCATCACCAACTCGCCTAAATATCGCATTTGCTTTGATCATACTTGCACCTCTCCATATTTCTGCATTTCCCTTTTGTACGTGTTTACATGCCTACTAATGAAATACCCATACTGCACTTTAGTTCGCTCGCTTGGTAGCTCAATTCCTAACTTTTTGGATATCTGCTTTGCATATTCTTCCTGCTTCTGTGTTGGAAATTCTCCCATATTCCCACCTTTCTGCTACCTGTCCAAGTAGCTCCCACATAACGGGCAATGTGTAATATCAAACTTACTTTCAAGCAGCCAGAGCGGAAAATATCTTTTGCATACCGAACACTGTTCATTCCTGCCCTTGTGCCTTATCCAATGCCCATGTTCTACAACCGCCCTAGCACTTTGTATATCGCTTTCTGTTACAACCCTTATTGTTTTATTATTAGCGCACTTAATCTCTTTGTAGTGGAGCTGGTCGCTGTCTATTAACTTCATTTCATAACTCCTGCCACAAACCACGCTAAACCAAAAATAATTCCGATCACTGTTATATCTGCTATAACTTCTTCTGCGTAATATTGCCAATCACCACCAAAAAACAAACAATTAAACATCCAATACAAATTGCTTAAAAACAGATATGCAGGATAAAAACCTATCATGATCGCTATCACCTTGACCATTTCATGTCCTCTCTTTCATTAACTTATGTACTAATTATATTAAAAAATTATATCATTGTCAATACTTAATTTATATTTTTATTAAGTTATGCTATTTTTACCACGCTCAAAACCTCATATTCTTTTGACGTGTCAATATCGCTTTCGATATACTCAATAGCTTCTTTATTGTTTAATCCCCTAGCATATTTCACGCAATAATTTCCGTCTAGCATAAAACGTACTTCATACAAATTTTCTTTCATGATCTTACCCCCTTCTTCTGTAAAAATAACATTGCTTGGTATTCTCCATACGTCATTCCTGCCGCTAATGCTTTAACATTGATCTCATTCAAAAGGTTGCTATCCTTTTTTACCTCTTTCTTTTCATTCCTTTCATTGGCTCGCCTTTCTCTTTCAAGCTTGTTTTTGCGATCAATAAGGCATTTCCTACAACACGTGTGGCTACTTGTCCACCTCTTGTTCTTGATGTATTTTCTTCCGCATACCTCACATACATACACTTGTATTTCTCCCATTGCTTTATCCTCTTTTCTTTTGATAATATCTTTGAAGCATATATTCCCTACGCTCCTGCTTATGCTCTGCATACCATCTTCTGTAATATTCCCTGCGCCTTATTTCAGCTATCCTTTTTGCCGCTTCTTCGCCTTCTATAACCTTTTTTTCAAGCTCTATGATCTCGTCATTATAAAACTTTCCATTGTCCGCCTTACAAAACTCTGGTGGGTCTGCAAGGGGGCATTTTAAACCGCCCTCGCATCTTGGATAAATACAGCCTTTTATCTCCATCTTTGCCCCCTTATGCCATTACATAATTATCTAGCTCTTTAACTGTGATCATGCGCTTTCTTCCATAGCTTATAGCTCCCTGTCGGCTTATGAGTACATCTTTCAATGTGATGTACTCCCCATCCATATCAGCTACTAAATAAACACCCTTGCGTCCTTTGTATGCAATCCACATTCCTACTTTTATAGCATCCATGTCCAATCCCTCGCTTTCATATCGGCGCGTACAAGGTCGCAAAGATACTCTGTAAGCGATATATTACGTCGCTGTTCTATGCTTGCCTTTGCAGCCGCTACGGTTAAATACTCTTTAAGCTCTGCCGGTATCTTCAGATTGAGGCGGGCAATCTCTACGCCCTCATTTGCTGTGCCTGTAAAACCTTTGTTATTCTTTGTCATTTTTTAATCCCTCGCTTTCATATAAATCATTCATTGATATAATAATACAATACCATTATATTATTGTCAACATATATTTTATATTTTTATTACTTTTTCTTTTTCAAAATACAATCTATCTGCGTTTAGGTTTCCCCTATTTAATCTGTCGCTTATATCCTTGGCACTCCGTTCTGTAAATATCCATGCTTCTGTCTTATCTTTAGTCCATCCATCTATAGTCTTATATCTTTTGTACCATCGGTTTTGAGCTGTGATCATGACCACATAACATTTATCCATGTTCCCCCCTTGGGGAGCTTGCGCTCCCCTTAGAAAAAATCCTTCTTGCTCATTCCTATGCTGTTCAGATATTCTTCTGTCCATGCAGGTTCTACTTCTGTATCTTCATCTTCAAATACTGTTATGCTTACCATTCCGTCAGCATCAATTGAATCAATTTCAAAATCTCCATCAATTCTCTTGCTGAGATACTCCCAAACATCATCCATGATATCTTCATCATCAATGGTTGTATTGTATTTCTTCTCAAACTTTTCGATTTCATCATCTGTTAATGTGATAATCATTTTAATTACCTCTCTTTCAAATAAAATTAACCGTTGATATTATAATAAACTATCTTTATATAAATGTCAACAGTTAATTTATATTTATATCACATTAATCCAATTTCTTTAAAAAGCTCTAATTTTTCCTCATGAGCTTCTTTGTTTCTAAAACTGTACTCTGGAAGTGGAATCAATTGGCTCAATTTATCAATTCTTGAACGTACACGATCATCAATATTTAACTCTCCAACTTTAACATTTGATGTAAAAATAGTCACTAACTTTTTTTGATATCTTGCATCTATGATCTTGAACAAAATATCATTTAGCCATTCTGTTCCTGTGTTCTTCTGCCCGATATCATCCAATACAAGCACCTTGCACTCACATAATACTTCTAATGGCGCTTTCTCGCCCTGTCTTGGCTCTGCCTTGGCAATATCAAGCAGATCACTTGTAGATACAAATTTAGTTGTAAGCTTATACTTAGCCATTAAAGAATTGCAAATGCAGGACGCAAGAAACGTTTTTCCTGTTCCTCTACGCTTGCTATAGATATATAACCCGATTCCTTTTTTCTGCCATTTCTCAAAATCAAAAATAAAGGACCTAACATACTTTTCCTGCAATGAAATATCTTCTTTTTCGCCTTTATCATTGTAATATTCATCAAACTTGAATGATTCTATAGATGCATCATAATACGTTGTAGGAATATTTGCTCTTGTCCTAACATCTTCTATCTGCTTTTGCTCACCGCCATTACAATAAGGGCAAGGTTCTGCATAATCCACAGGATGATCTTTCCCATATATCTCAATGCTCCTTGGTGTAGTTTTACGCACAATAATATAGCCGCATCCTTTACATCTGGGGCAAACTCCCATTACCCCAAAATCTCCCATATTTCCCATAGTCCTCTTTTATTCTCCTTTCTTATACATTAAACCCTATCATTCTGCAAAGATCATCTTGTGATCTCGTAAGCTCATCCCCAAAGCTTTGATTTGTTTCTATATTTGTTTTCTTTCTGCCATTAGCAAAATTATATTTTCCCTCTAATACCCCTATCATTTTGCTTTCGGTCATCAGAAAATCAAAGTCCGCTTTCCATCCCCTATCGTTATTACCCTTTAAGAACTCACTTTGTTCTGCGATCTCAAACACCTTTTTTATATCATCCAAGGTATAATTTTTTAACCTTGCCTTAATTGCTTTTTTTCTCTTATCTGTTAACTTCATCACCTTTGGAAACGATTTGCAGATATCATGGTACATTTTAACTACTGCTTCATAATCGGGTGATTTTCCCTTGTCAAAATCTTTGTTTTGACAAGATATATTATTAATACTTGTAATATTAATACTTGTATTATTATCCACGAAGTTTTTTTCATGAGGGGTCATGAAGTTTTCTTCATGAGGGGTCACGAAGTTTTGTTCACCACCCAATCGAATGATTCTCTTTTCTACTTCCTTTGTCCCCTGCTTATAAATTAAATCTATTTTTATATAACCTTTATCCTTTAAATTTCCTAACCATGTTTGAATTGCTCTTGGCGTAACTCCATAAAGCTCTGAAAAATATTTGTTTGATGCCCAACACTCCCCCGTCTGATGTGTTAAACAAGTAATCTCACCATATAACAATTTTTCATTTGCCTTTAAATCCTTATCATAACGCACATTAGCAGGAATTATCGCATAAAAACTTGGTGATTCCATATTATCTTCCCCCTTTATTAAATTGACTTGCTGCAGTAATCTCTTCATTCAAACGCCGATTTTCTGCTTCTATCTCTTCTGCTGATACTTCCTCATAGAACTGTTTTAATGCTTCAATCATCTTTAATGCATCTTCTTTTTTAGTCAGATAAAAGCCGCTCATAAAATAAGCTTTTCCATCTTCTGTATACCTCGCCGCTAATGGCTGCTCATAAACACTTTTTACATTTGTATTCATTTTTCTGCTCCTTTGCAATAAAAAACCATCTCACACACTAACTCGCACTTAGTATGTAAGATGGTTCTATTGTGCCTTATTCAGTTTGCACCCTGTTCAGTAGTGCGAGTACTGAATAAGGCTTGTTTTTCAAGTACATATACTATTATAAACCATAATTTTACAAATTACAATAGTTCTATTTCAATATTGTTTTCTTTTGCAATTTTTTTCAATATGTTTAATTCATCCATACCACTTACTTTTAATTTTGTATTCAAATCATGCCTAGCATTTTCCACCAATTCAACATTATAAGATTCTTCTGGCATATCAAGTATATCTATTTCAATTTCTGTTCTTGGATTTTCCTTATCATATAAAACCCTGCTGCCATCCATTGAAGCAACTATATTGCTGTTATCATCCGCTAATATGCCATACTTTACAAGAACGTCGCAAATGCTTTCTTCCAAGTTCACTAAATCCACTCTGCGTCTTGTTGGCATATAGAATAAGCATTTCACATTAACAGGCTGTTCGATGCAGGTAAATGGCAATGGATTTAAAAAAGCTCCGCAATCCTTTTCGTACTGCCTATACTGCTTTGATGGTATAATCATTGGCCGATTAATTTTCTTATTCCATATGATCTGGGAATGATTTTTTTTGCTTATTGGAGTTATTGGTATTGTAATATGCATTTTGCCCCCTTTGTTTTCCTCTACAATCGGTTTTAATTTAATTGGCGATTATTTCCTTTAGCTCGCATTTAAAACGCCTTAAAACTAAAAATAACCCCCTTTCCGCTATCCCTCATGCAGTAAGGGATAGCTTGCAAATCTTTTACCCGTGATATAAAAGACCTACTCGGAGTTAGTTACTTTATCGCCACTTGTTATAAACAAGTTGTGATCTATTCCAATCGGGATAAATGCTCTTTAAATATGCTTCTGCTTTATCCCGATATATCTGTGTATGCTTTCCATTATCCATTTCTCTGTGGCATTCTCTGCATACTGTTACAATGTTTTGCTCAATTCCTAATCCCCCTTGTGATCTGTTAATTAGATGTGCTTCCCCACGTCCTGCACGACCGCAGAAGATACAGCAATGATTATCACGTTCTTCTACCTTTTCGCGAACCTGCGGAGAGATTTCACAAGCTTTAGTTCTTTTTGATTTCATACTCCCATTTATATCCTTTATGTTGTTTTATTCCATTTTTGTGCTTGCAACAAACACATACGCAAGATGGTTGAAAACCATATTCTCTTACAGAATTTATATTTTTAATTGTTTTCCATTCTTCTTTCATGTTCTAACTCCATCTGCCGCATATGTTCTAATTCTCTAGGCGGTAATGTTTCTATCCCTTGCTCTTTCGCATCTTGAATAGCAAGATCAGTTAACGCACTAAATTCTTTAACTGTCATATCCTTAGAACCTTTTAACATGATATACCATCTATACACTTTATCATCAGTGCCAACTTTCGTTTTTCTTGTTGGTGCTAAATGATACTTTGTTTCTAACAACACATCTTTTTCGGTTTTATCCGTATCGGGTAATAATAAATATATCGGTTTATCATCCAGACGTTCTATAAGACCTAAATGCCTTAAATTGATGTTGTGCAATTCAGCTTTAGATATATGTGTATTTACTGCTAATAGTTCTAACAATTTCCAATAATACGCATTTTGCGTTAATGATCTGTGCTTCTTTTCTACGTGAGGGGATAAATCCCATGTAGTTTCTATCCCCTCATTCATCAGATATGCAATTATATCATTCTTGTTTCCTGTGATCATGGTTTGTGTACCTTGTTATATACTGCCATAACTTGTGCATCTGTCATATCATCAATAGTTGCAACACCTAACGAATTAACAAGCGCTTCTCTGTTCTTTGAATCCTTTGGGTACTTCTTCTGAATCTCATAAAGCATTTCCTGCCTTGATGGATAAGGTGCAGGCTTTTCGGGCTGTTCTGCTTCGGGTAGATCCTCTCCTGCATAGATGTAAAGACCTAAACCATGTCTAGCACAAGCTTTTGTTAAACTTCTCTGAATCGCCTTATTAACATCTGTTGATGTTACTGCATCAGCTCCAATAGACTGATTTCTGAAATTCATAACAGGAAGATACTCAATATGTTCAAGATTCTCAATAGTAACTCCTGTCTTAACCCAACAAGTTCTGCCATCTGTAAAATAGTTCCATCCCTGCGGATTCTCATAAATGGTGTAGAATGCATCGGGATAAGCTTTCTTAACTTCTGCCCACGCCCACGCCCAACTGAGATAAGTTAAGCCATTCTTCTTTTCTGTGTGATCATTTACATTGATGTTGTTTAATGTTTCAAATACGCTCATAATGAACCCCTTTCTTATTCAACCGAAAAGCTCTTCAAATTCTTCCCATGTAAGTCTAAGCAACTTCTTTATTGTCAATGCCTGTTTGATGCTGAAATTGCCCTTACCTACAAGCTTTACATAAAGCGCCTGGTAAGTTATCCCAAGCTGTTCGGCTATCCACTGCTGATTAACCTTGTTTTCATCAATATACTGTTTAAGTTTCATGTTTTGTATCTCCTTTCATATTAACCATTATATTATATTTTTATATATCTGTCAAACAAAATATAATATTAAAATCAATCATTCCAAAAACTTTCATCTTTAACTTTAACATCTTCGTCTGAATAGTACATTTTTAACCCTTCCGCTACTGCCATGATCGCTACAAAAACAAATATGCTCTCCATGTCCTCTCCCATCCGCCTGCTCAATTTTGAGCGGGCAAGTTTCTTTTCTCGATCTCCCTTAAAGCTTCGCTTAATTTGGCTCTGTCATTCAATAGATCCTGTTTTAATAACATCAAAGCCTGTCTAGCTGTAGGGTCTTTCACGAAACACAACATCGCTTCGCATCTTCTTATATTTCCATCAAGATTCATACTAACTGATAAGATTTTCATTTCTGCATCCTCTTTTGGTACATAAGTTGATTTTGTTACTGTGATCATTTTCTTTCTCCTCTCTTTTTTATATCCATTCCCTGCCGCCCCTATAGGTTGTCAAGCAGGGAGTGTAGCTCTGTTTAATTTGGATACCATGTAGCAAGAATTTCTATTAAACCACCAAACAACTTTCCATACTGCATTCTACATATCCAATTATAAAACTCTAAGCGGCTACTAAAAAGCTCACTCGTTCTTTCTACTATAGTTCCATTTTCAAAAATCGCTGTATACTTCGTCATGATCATTACCTCTCTTTCATTTGATATAACCATCATAATACATCTTTATTTGATTGTCAATCATTATTTTATATTTTTATTAAAAATAATTATCCATCCCTGTATAGGTCAAAAAAAGAAGGACTATTTCTAGTCCCTCTTTTCATAAATCTCTGATCTTTTCAATGATAGAATCATATTCCTTTGGATACAATAACTTGATTGCTTGCATATGCTCGTCTAATACCTTTAGCACTCCCTCTATGCCCTTTTTAGAACATACGTTGATAAATTCACTATCGCTATTCATAACAGGCACAGAATCGAAGTACATCGGTTCTACACGTTCTTGCTCTTTTACCTCTTTTGGGTAAAGATTGTTTAAGATTGTATAAAATGCCGCAAGCTTTATGCAAGTATTAGCATTCGGGTTTCTTTGTCCTTCACATTCTGCTATTGCTGATCTCAAGTCTTTTTCTGTAATCACATTGATTCTACCTTTTGAATAAGTCTTCGCATTTCTGTTTTGATGCTTTCGTCGGGTGCATCTTCCATGAGTTCTCTTAATTCACGTGCCATCATCTTTCCATCACGTGAATATCTTCCCATAGAATCCCTTCTAGCATTCCTGCCACGTGCTCTTGAATAACCACGCTCTCTTGAATATCTGCGACCATATGAACCATCATAAGAGCCATCATAAGAACCGCCCATATTGTCGTAATCGCTTGAATAACCTTGCTCCTCATAAGCTTCAATGATCTTGTCAAGGTTTTTAACTGTATGCGCTAGTTTGTCCACGATCTCTAAGCCGCCTACATCAAGCTTATCTTTCTTGCCATATTCTTCGAGTTCTTCACATAGCATATCTTTTAACTCATATATAGCATCCATGTTTTCTGCTCCTTCCGTCAATTGTCAAAAATAATATTTGCATTCTGTACCAAAATAGGTATAGTGCTTGTGTTTCTGACAGAAACGGAAGAACAACTACACATACATGGCACTGTCACAATAATATCTGCACCAACATTATCGAATGTTTCAACCACTGTTACATCAGATATCATTGTACTTGATGGGTCTGTATCTCCATCAACTGCGATTGCTAACTGTATGCCATCCTCGGGGGCGTTTTCACCCTCTGGGATAGCAATATTAGCATGAAAAGCAACTTCGTAATTGGTGTTTCTTCTCCAACAATTGCATATATTTTGTCGGAAGAATTTGTTAGCAAGTCGGAAAATCCCCGAATCCTCACGATGGTATATAAGACCACGATTGCAAGGAACAGGCGATTCTGTGAAAATCACGCTACCACCAACAGGCACAATTTGTGCCGCATTAGCTGAATACTCGGCGCTCACTTAAAACACCCCCTTACATTCCGCAACCACCATTGCAACCGCACTGATTCTGATTGCATGTAAATATTGGTGTTCTGCCATAAACAGGAGTTGTAGGAACAGGACATGAATTTAATCGGTTATACAACTGATCTACCTCATTCGCAAATCCATTCTGAATAAATGCGTTCTGTGCTACCTGCGAAGCCGCAAGGTCTTTCATTGAAATTTGTTGTCTAAGCTGTGCAATTTCATCATTTTTCGCATCAATCTTATCTTGGCAAAGCTGATCTTTAATGCTCTGTATGCCAGAATTAACAAGGTTGAGAATAGATTGTGTATTCTGAGTGTTTGTATTCCTTGTTGCACACTCTTCACTTGCAATGGTGTACTTCAAATCAGCTATTCCTGCTCTGTTTTCACAGCAACAATTCTGCTGATTCATGGCTATGTTATTCATTCCCTGTGTTACTGCTGTCTGCGCATCAAAGCTTCTGTTAAGGTCTGCAATCTGATTTGCATACATTTGCTGTGAAATAGCATTCTGCGCACCTGTTACCGCTCCTGTGACTCCATTAAAGCCGTTGCAAAGGCTTGCTTGAATATCTCCACAACAACCGCAAAGCTGTGTAGAAAGTGCGGATATACCATCACGAACACTTGTAACGTTGTCATTGAGCTGTGCATCACGGAAACCATCAGACACGTTGTTATTGATACCTTGCTGGCCATTCATGAGCCATGGGAATTCATAGCCTCCTGCGAAACCTCCGCCAAAACCTCCCATGCCCCAACCGCCATTACCTGCTAAGAGCAAAAGAAGAATGATCCAACCCCAATCGCCACCGAAACCGCCATTGTTGTTGCTCCCATACATAGGCGCTACAGGCATTACCATTCCATTGCCGTTTTCATCTGTTAAAGCCATAATTTTTCTCCTTTAATTGTTTAGGTTAGCGACTCATCATTTTTGATGAGTCGGTTTGACTCCTCAAATCTGAGGAATCGGTTATATATCAAGCCTATGCGCACTTGGCTTAATAACTTCATTATTTTTCCGAATTATAATCGAATTAAAATTTACCATGCATGAGTTGTTGTATCATCGGGTTATTCTGCATTCCCATTAATGAATTGATCTGCTGTTGGCTCACCTGCCCTGTGTTCATCAGATACTCAATAATACTGTTAGGATTGCTCATACTCATGTTTTGTGGCAAGTTAAACCGCTTTGCTAAAATCTGCATCGGGTTACTTCTTAACTGCTGATACATTTGCATTAAATTCATATCATGCCCCCATATCTTCTATACGCTTTTTAAGTTCTTCTATTTCCCTCTTATTTTCTTCTATAAGCGCTTTTAATTCTTCTAACGACTTATTCTCTATGTTTTCATTAGGAACGCCATTAGCGACCATAGCAGGCGCACTAGGCATATCATCTTCACGAACCAATTTGTATTTTTCAAAAATGGGTCTATCAAGCTGTGAAAATCCCATTGTTTTCGTATACACATATGGCGCATTTTCATCCTTAAAGGTTACAGAATTTCCATGCGCTACTGGATAATTTCTTGCTACTTCCTCGCTTGGCACAGAAACGAAGCCACCATTTTGTATCTGCATATTCTGTTGCATTTGGGGTTGCTGTTGAAATTGATAATTAGGATAAAATTGATAATTCATCTGATAACCATTGTTATATGCCATCTTTATTCCTCTATATACCAATAATATTGCGGAATCTCGCCACTACTATTCCACGAATCATACAAATCGCCGTCTATTACTGTTGCCGTATGTGTGCCAAAACCTAACACATAAACACCATACGGATGATCATAGCAAAAATCTTCCGCAGTAAAACAATCTGGGCATTCATTTGGTATAATCGCTCTTTTAAATCCATGTTGGCGCAATACTGCTCCCCATGCGGCATTATTATGAGGCATTACTCCCATGTTTTTAGCCATTCTTGCGACCATATCAAATGCATCATCCCAACTAATGTTTAGAGCAACCGCAACCGCACGAATGGCACAATCCTCTACATTGTTTGCAATGGGATTCGCATTGTACTTTATCCACATTTTCTCTGTTTTCTCTTTCCTTTTCCTCAATAAATTCAATTAGCTGTTTAGAACTGTAATAATTTTTCATGAAATCTTTAACTATTCTCCATGCTTCTGCATCAGAATAACCACAACTAACTAATCGGTTTACACTATTTTTTACTATGTCCATGAATTAATTGTAGATTTAACTTGATCTAAAATGAACGAATAAGAAGCGCATCTTATATGCAATTTATATGCACTTTACGCCATGCGATATATTAGATATAATTAATATGTTCGATGAACCCTGTTTCTCATTTTTCATTTTTCATCCCACTAAAAAAAGGACTTGCACCTCTCACAAGTCCTTTTTTGTTACTTTAAATGCTTAAATATTATGTTTTCATTCTTGTATATAATGTTCTGTACCTGTCTTACTGATAGATTAAATTCTTCTGCTAAATTTTCTTGCAAAATTCCATCAATATATCTTCTTTTCATTACATCTCTATGCTTTTGATTATGTATGTATTCATCAATTACCTTACTTATTTCTGAATTGCTATACTCAATCACTGCGCCCCTCTTCCAACATTCTTTTTTCTGCCTGTTCCGTTACAAGAAGGACATTTATGGTAGCCGCTGTTACCACCTGTTTTTAATCTTCTTCCCCTGGTTGTCTGCTTAACTTTAGCTTTACCTGCCATAATCTCCCCCGACTGTCGTTAGATTCAAATCACTATAATCATCACTTGTTGCGTCTATTTCTTGCGTTACCTCATAATATTCGAATTGACTCTCCCAATACAGCCAAGCGCCATTAGTAGCAATTAAAGCCACAATCAATATTATGCAGATAACCCAAAGCCTTTTTATTGTCCGTTCTTGCCTTGCTGTAACACTTTCAAATGCAATATAAGGTATTAATTTATCGTCCATTTAAAGCCTTTCTTGTTGCCTGTCCTACAATGCCATCAACCTTTAATCCGAATTTTAACTGAAAATCCTTTACTGCGGCTATGGTCTTATCTCCTGCGATACCATCGACCTTTAAGCCATAACCACGCCCATTAAGTTCATACTGTACCCACTTTACGTCTACGCCACGAGAACCAAGCTTAACATACACAACAGGCTCTTTATATGGGTTTCCCTCAACCACTGTATCAAGATCATATTTTGTTAATCCATACATTTCAATTATCTTGATAACAGAATTAACCTCTGTACTGCTTGTCATATATCCACAAGCTTTAATCTGTGCCATCTGCTCTTTATAATCTGATGCCGCTAGCACCCTCTTATACAGACTTGTATTGAGAAGCTCATAATAATTAAAAACACATTGCTCGGCGCTGTCATACGCCCTAAATGCCGCCTTAATTACTGTGTGTGTTCCTACTGTGTATTCTTCAGATGTTTTAGTTGTAAAAAACTTGCCGCCCCAATACTTTGTTGCGGTTTTGCCTGTGCCGACTTTCTGACCAAAAAAGGCATTATGCTGTGCCATGATCTTGGAAGTACCATAAGCAGATTCTAGGCAAGCCATACCGATACAAATAGATGGTTTTACTTTACCAAGGCTTTTATACGCTTTTTGTGCTAATGGTGCTATCATTCCGATAAACTGAGCTACCTGTGTTGCTGTTGCCATGTTCTCCCCCTTCTATTGATGTATATTGATATGCTGGACGCTTGAACCATTTTAAAGATTTTTTCAATTTTGGGTCTTTCTTTAAATCATCAATTTGATTTTCGGTCATGTCTTTATACCATTTACTTTGCATTTTCTCCCTCTACATGTTTTTCAACATCTTTTGCATTAAGATCTTTAGACATATTCGTTGATGTTGTCTTACTCTCATTCTTAGATATTGTTGTATAGGTGGTTTCGGCATTAAGTGATGCAACATCTGTTACTGATTCAGAAATCATGTACACAGCAAGAGAACCAAATGCTGTAATGATAGCTGTAATCTGCTCTGCAGTGGTATCAGCTACACCAAAAAGAGCGGCTACAGACACAACCAAACCACAGATACACGCCCAAAATTTTCGAGAACCAAGCTTTCTAAGAATTTCTTTCTTTGTCATACTTCCTCACTTTCCGATCACTGTTGAATAGTAATCAATTATTGCTTTTTTAAAAATTACAGCACCTACCACGATTAAAACCCCTGCAATTATCATTGTTCATCTCCTTTCAATTTGAATTTTTTAATGATGGCACAAAGTAACAACTCGCCCCCAAAAGCTCCATAGAGGCAAGTTGTTAATGTGTCATGTGCAATTCCTGTAAAAGATGAAACTGTAAATTCTGCAATCGAATATAAGATCATCATGGTAAATGAAAATACGATATACTTATCTAAACCAGGTATTTTTTTCTTTTGTTTTCTCAAGGTAACAACCCTTTCATCATCATGCCAAGCAATGCGCCGATAATTCCTGTTATAACCGATGTTACAATTAGCTCCCAACGCTTAACAGGTTTGAATTCAAGCTCTCTTAAACAATTCCCTTGTTTTTCAAGCTCTTTTGCCATTGTTTCCATGCTTACTGCAAGCTCACGTGTTGATACTACCAATTCTTGCACAACTTTGAAATTTTGTTCAAGTTCGGTAATTCTATGATCTTGTCTTTTATCGGTTTCTTCAATCCTCTTTGCAAACTCGTTGTGAAGCTCTACTGTTAAAAACTCCTCTGCCATTTTGCGCCCTCTTTTTGATGTTTATATTCTAATTATATCGTACTTTATGCGTGGCGTTACAATTAATTGAATTGGTATACAGGATGATTAGATACAATTATGTACCATCCTCTGCGATTACAATATATTGAGTTCTTTAAGCTTGCGATAAAGCATTTTACCAATTACTTGTCGTGTTCCCTCTGTATAGTGTATTCCATCAATTAAAAGTTGATGTGGTACAGTTCCTGTGGCTATCTCGTCAAGTGAGTTATAAGTAACTCCCGCATATTCTTTAGTGCTAGGTGTTAAATTTTGGTCTGCAAGTCCATAACATGATACAATCTCACCATTTTCATAAATGGGGTGTGCAAGATATTCACGCAAGGAAATAAACCTTCTGCCAAAAGCTTCTTTCATGGCGGCTTCATAATCTGCCATACTTGCGGCCGTTCCACTTGATAAACCAAGTACAACATATTCTTTACCCTTAAAATGGTCTATCATGAGTTTGTGCTGATGTACTAAATCTGCAATATCATTCCAACCACCATTAGCACCCATATAAATTATCATGAGTTCATTTTTTCCATTGTGAACTATATCAAAGTTAGTTCTTATTGCGGTAGGTCTGTCAATTACAATTTCTTCGCCATCTGTTGCCCTTGTAAATGTCCAAGTGCCGTTTTGGCCTGCCCCGCTTGTTCCTGTCCAAGCCAATGTGCCTTTAATATCTCCAAGCATAACTGGATTAACATGCGCACTAGCTTGGAATAAAGGTGTTACTTTATTTCCTAATTCTGTACTAATTCCAGTGTCAGTTGCTCTGCTTGCTATTGTTACTGCGGTTGTGGTTGCCGGAATTGTTATTCCGTCTACAATCATCACATCACCGCCTTGACGTGCCATAATACATTTTGAATCCTCGCCACCTGTACCGCCGTTATACACTGGGATTCCACTTAATTCTTGAAGCTTTTGAGTCCAACCGCCCATAGCCGTCAAGCTATCGCCCCAACAAGTAATACCAATAATAGAAGAAGTATTAAGGCTTTCTTTTAAGTCCTCTATTTTCTCATTCAAATTGTAGTTAGTAGGTACGTAAGGTTTCCATGTGTTGTCTGTATCTACTGCACTACGTATCATTACATGAAGTGTCAAATTGCTTACTGTTACGTTAGGATTAAACTGAATACGTACCGCAAAGTTCTGAGCATTACTTGGAACTGTGAATTTTTTCTCATGTTCATTCAATGATAAGGTAGTATAAAAATCTGTAAGGGTTGTTGAACCTGATGTGTTAGCTTCACCTAAATCAATCCTTACTCCGCTAGGTAATTCTTCTTTGCAAGTAATAAAATACTCACCAACCTTGATGTTGTAATTTCTCAACACATACAAGAATGCGGGGTATGATGTGCTTGTTCCATTCATGGTCACTGAACCATCATCATTAACAGTGAAGGTAATTCCAGCCGCTACCTTAGATGTATCATAATAGGGGTATCTTAATAAATTTTTAGCTCCTAACTCGCCTTGTAATTGATATATGTTATTAACTTCGTTTGTAATTCTGTTATCAAGTTCGTAATTAGTGAGCGTGTAGGGTTGCCAAGTATCATCTGTATCTTCTGCGTATCTAATCATGGGATAAAAAGTCAAATTATCCCATACCATATTACTATTATCACCCATTAAACGAACAACAATGTAACTTTCACCATTTTTCATGGCTATGGCTTGTTCTTGTGTGATACTGAAGGTTGCCGAAGCGACGTATTTTGTAGTTGCCAAAGTGCCCGTTGTGCTTCCGTACTTATACCAAACAACAATATATTGCGTAGTTTTATCAGCGCAACCGTCTGAAATAATATAATCTCCCTCATCCAATAATAAATGATTATTTAGCTGAAAGTTAGTATAGCCTGTTGACGTTCCGCTTGTGTTAATTCTGCCTTTATTGTCTACGGTATAAGTAATTCCAGCTGTAGTCTGTGACTTCTGTGTATATGGATAAGGCAATAAATTTTTAGCACCTAATTCCCCTTGTGCTTTCCATATATCATTTATTTCTGCCTTTATTTCGGTATCATCATAGGAAGTACCATCTGCACCCTTATCGCCTTTATCTCCCTTTGCCCCTTTGAGTGATGC